TGACAGTGATACATTTGTTGCAAGAGCTGGTCTTAAAGCACTTGGCGGTAAATTTGGTCTAGCTTATGATTATACATCTGATGGTGACTCAAGACGTCTCGGTTCTGGTGAGTACAACGAATTCGATCTTACTTACAAAACAAAAGTATTTAACGGTTCTACAACACTGTTCGCAGGATATATCTACCAAGATAAATCTTTTGATGATGTAGCTATTTCTGACTTTGATCAGAATGTTATTCGTTTCTGGGGTAGATACAACTTCTAAGAGTTTCTCTTAAAGTTACAAACCCTGTAGAGTTCGGGCCTTTGGCTCGGCTCTCTCTTCTTTTTTATTTTCCACTTTTTACATTTTTTAACTCTCTAAAACAATATCTTTAATTTTTCACTTAGGGTGAGAATTTTATATTTATAATACCTTTCCCATAATGTGCTATAATACTGAAAATATACAAAAGGTACACATCATGTTAAGTTTAGAAGAAATTTTACAGTATCTTAAAGAATACAAAGAGCATATTAAAAACATTGCTACATCTGATAAGTTCTTTAAAGACCCGACAATTGTTTCGATGATGGAATATACCAAAGAAACTGTTGAAATGGTTGAAGATTATTTGGGCTTGTTTGATTATTTTGAAAGTACAGATGGGAATTTTGTTGAAGGTTCCGAGGAAGAAGAGGATGACGGATAAAGAAGAAGTCAACACTGGTAAGAAAATTCGCCGTCGTCGTCGCAAGGCGAAGAAGCCGAATAATTATTTTACGGCAGACCATGAAGACGCAATTATTCATTACGCCTTGATCGAGTCTAAGCATGAGCGCGACCGTCTTTACATGGAAAAGATTCGTCCGGTGTTTAAGATTCTCATTGAAAAGGTAGTTTATTCTTACAAGATGACCAATATTCCAGATATTGAATATCTTAAAGATGAATGTCAAACCTTTTTGGTTACGATATTGCCAAAATATAATAAAGGCAAGGGCGCGGCGTTTTCATATTTTACGGTTGTGACGAAGAATTGGTTCTTTCACAAGAAGAAGGAATCGTCGAATCGTGGCGAAGTTAATTTTGAACAAATTCCAGAGAAAGCTTATCGTCAAGAGTTTATTTATAAAAAGGACATATATAAAGATATTGAAACAGCGGACCGTTGGAAGCTTTTTAAAGAGGAATTATCTTCGTGGAAGATGGAAGATGGAATCTTTGGTCAACAGGAAGCTGAGGTTGTTGTGGAAGCGCTTAGCGAACTCTTTGATAATATTGATAAACTTGATATTATTAACAGAAAGAGTGTATATTTATATTTGAGGGAGTTGACCAAACTTCCAACAAAACGAATTGTGGCAACATTGAAGAAGCTTAAAAAGTTTAATGCTCAGTTTAGCGAAGATTATAATTCAGGGCGATTTTAGTAAAAATCCTTAAATCTCCTAATTAGAATGGGCAACAATTGTGGAGATTTCAAGGTGACAAGAAAATTAACTTTAGAAGAAAGAATTATTGAAAGCATTGAACGTGACGATTACGTGATTAAAGAGGCTATTTCTTCAATCAGTAAGTTGATTAAGAAAAAGACGGAAGGTCAGAACACTACTGAGATTACTGAAGTTCATGAAAAGCTCGGCGAAATCCTTTCAAAGTATGTTCAAGTTTCTGTGAAAAATACTGCGCAGCTTGTTCAGATGCACTCGATTAACAGAACAAAGTCGAAGAAGGTTGTGGAAGGAGAGGTGGAGCCTGTTGATAATGAAATCGAGGGCATGTTCGACTCCCTAGAAGAAGACAAAAATGGCAAAAGTTAAAGCGATTAAGGATTATACATTCGGAAAGCTAAACCCGGTAGGAACCTCAGACAGTTCTCAACCCGGCGCTGGCGCGTATTCTCAACTATCATCCCCTATAAGTACTTTAGCAGGCGCGATTAAGAAAACTAAAAGCAATGACATATTAAATACCGCAGGTTCTTTCAAGGCGGTTGTTTTAAGAATTGAAAAAGAAACACAAGAAGGCGGTGTTTTTGAAAAGCTTTTCGGTAGCGGTTTTAGTGGAGAAAGTATTATTCGCTTTCGGGCTAGAATCCCGGAGATTCACGCATCTTTACCGATTCCCTCAGATGTTGAGAGGAATTTAGATGAAAGTACTTGGTCGGATGAAGAAAGATTAAACCATGAGATTATAAGCTTGTATCCAATTTTTGAATCAAGAGGGTCCAACGCTGAAGTTCCGAAGGTTGGCTCTATTGTGTTTGTGGACTTTGGAAATAGGTCTACATTGGAGCATCCCATATATTTAGGTCCACTGTCCAATCAGGATGTTGGGATTGTTGCTGCAACTTCAGCAGACATCGGGGTTGATCGAAAAAAGTTGAAACCAATCTTTGAATCTAAAAAGAAGGGAGCTTATGTTGAGCTTATCGAGGGATCACTTGTAACGGACAAGTATATACCCCCTATGAAGCTTAAAGAGGTCGATTCATACAAGACCCGCCAGACAGTCCTTTTCGGAACTAGAAAGGGGCAAAAAGGCGATATTTTAGTGATGCGCGAGGATGCGGCACAGCCTTTGAGAAGCGTGGTTGATGTAACGCAGGCTCTTGGAAGTTCTTTAGTCAGTAAAGAAACGATTCGACCGTTTACGTCGCCAATGAATCCGGGAACGTCAGCTACATCATTTCATTATATGGGGTTGGCTATAGATTTGTGGCGTTTAGCTGGGTTAAGTCCTAATGCTGACCCTGCGCAGCAACAGTATGTGATTCAATATGATCCCGGTGATAAATTAACTTACCCTACTACTCCAAGGTTTCTTGTTTGGGCGAGAGGAACTGATGCTGTTGTAGAGAAAGATGGGCGAGTTTATAAGTGTGAATATCGTACATTAGATGTTTTGGATACGCGCCGTTCGTTTAAAAAACGTACTCCGCCCGAGATTGTTAAGGTGACGGGGTATTATTTTAATTTGACACAACTGTTTAAAGATTATGGGTTTAGCCGGATACATAAGTCAAGGTCTAAGTTTTACACTCAGAGTGAAGAGAAAACTGCTGAGTGGTGGCATTTTGAATATCATCCAAAAGATTTAGTAGCGGGTCTTGAATATGGCGAGTTATTAATGACCGTGTTTCCGCCGCCCGACATGGGTGGCAAGAAGGGTCCGCCTTGGCGTTCGCGTCTTTTGCGTTGGAATGAGAGGTTTTTTGCATGACGACGAAGAAAGCGGTCGATATAGCTTCGGCATCGGCTAAAGACAAAAAAGATTACGAGATGATGACCAAAGAGCAAAAGGTCAATCAGATCGGTATCGCTGGCGATCCTCCGATTGAAACCGCTCCCGAATATCTTGCAAACGATAACGAGAAAGTTGTTGGGCTTCCATCCGCTCAGGTGGTGTTTGGCAGGGACCGACCAACTTCTCGTATTAGCGGTTATGGTGGTCGCGGTGATACCGATTGTGGATCGGTAGATATTGTTGCAGGTCGATTGTCTTCAGAGGATTTGCCTAAAGATGAAAAGGTGTTTGCTAATAATAGTCCCTCTTCGGACGCCGCCCGTGTGCTTGTTGTTCAGAAGACGGATGTTGATAGGAATTTTGGATTGGCTGCTGGCGCTTCCGGGGAGTCCAAAGCTCGTTCTGCTGCGATATTAAAGGCTGATGCTGCTCGCGTTGTTGGTCGGGAGAGTGTTAAGATTATTACCGAAGGGTCGGTTAAAAACTCACAAGGCGGCGTATTTGCGACGATTAATGGCGTTGAATTGATTGCCGGAAATAACACCAATGAAGATGGTTCAAACCCTGATTTTGAGCTTCAGCCTTTTGTCAAAGGCGATAATTTAAAAGAAATGCTTGGTGAAATGATTGATATGTTAAGCGAGATGGATGGTATAGTTGATTCGTTGGTTAACATTCAAAGCCGTTACAACGACGTTCTTGCTAACCACTTTCATATTTCACCGTTTTTTGGGATACCCGACACACCTTCTCCGATGGTTGCACAGCAGGGCGTTACAACTTCCGTAAATATGATGAAGGATGTAACGATGTCTTTGATGTCCTATAAGAACAATTTAGCGCGCTTGCGTACAAAGTATCTTGAATATATTGGTGATAAAAGCATTCGCAGCAAGTGGAATAAGGTAAATTAACATGGCAAAAGATGTTAAAGGCATTAAAATAAAAGCTTCTATTGATGATGACAATAAAGATAAGCTCCTTGAAAAAGTTGATGACAAGAATGTTCGTCACGTTATTGAGGAGGTTCTCAGTAGTATTAAGTTCGACTTTTCACTAGATGCAAAGCCGGGGGAGATGCCTCACCCTGAAAAGGTTACTCTTGATGAATTATTGTCCGGCAATCGTGATTTGGATTTCACAGGTGGCGATTTAAGAGATGTGATAGAGTCGGATAAGCCTTTTGTCACTTTGGATGAAAAGGCAAAAGAAGATATTGCTTTAACAGGACAAAAGCTCAAAAAGAGTATTTATGACGCTAATAAAAAGAATGTTGACGCGGTTGATTCCATGTTGTCGCCGTCTGTCAATATGCTTTCAGGTTTGGCATCCGATCTTGAAACCGACTTTTCAAAGCTATTATTTGATAAAATGCTCAATAAGGTTTCAATGATGGACCTTTTGAAGTTCTTGATTTCATGTTCGCCGGTTTTACCGGGTCCGATGATTTCCTTCAACATGGATTTGTTTCCGAAGATTCCTACAATAAATTTAACAGCGGCAATTGATATATCTTTGAAACAAATTGTAATGACGATATTTGAATCATTATATACAATGATTATGGATTTGTCATCCGATATGTGTTCGTTAGGTTTGGAAGCTGGTGTTGCTTCCTTAAAGGATTTAATGAAGGGCGACAGTCCGGCTGCCGATTTGTTAAAAGCTTTTGTTGACGCCGGGATTGTTGAAATTGCAGACGAGCCGACGGATGAACGCGAAACACTTGCCGCTATTGGTAAATATATTGATTTGGTGTCGGCAGCTTTATGTCCTGCTGAACTTGCTAAGTTAATAGCTGGAACTCCAACTGAAAAAACCGCTAAAATTCTCGCTGTTGTTAACGACATTGCGGACGTTCCGTTTAAAGATGCTTTGCAAAATGCAGATATGATTCCTTTGTTTACTAGAATTGGTGACAACGTTGATGACGAAGGGTTGCAAAGCTTTTTAGATGAATGTCGCGGAACCGGCGTTGACGTTGTTGGAACACGCTTTGTGTGCCCGGACGTTGTAGCGCTTCAAGAAGAACTTCTCCGGGATCGAGGGTTAACCCCCCAAGAGGCGAAGAACGCATTAGATCGACTGCAAAAGCGCGCAGACGATAAAAACAAGATTATAGACAATTTAAAAAAGGCTGTTGATTCTTCAGAACCTTTGGATTTATGTAACCCATCTGTTGCGGGTATTCCAAATGCGCTTCCTAAAACAAAGATGCCGGAGTCTGTTCAGAGGCAGCTCGATTCTACAATGAATACTGTTTTTGATGGTGTTTACGTATCTTTTGATGATGAAGCTAACAAGTGGTCTAATGCTTTAATTATTAGGAATTTAACTACAGAGTCGATTAATAGAGACTTTTCAGTTGTTAAGGAAAAAATGCTTGGGCAAACACTGCGTCGCTTAATTCGGAAGAATATAAAATTAAGCAGCTACAAGCCCAATCCGGCTTGGGCGTTGAAGAGTTCTTTAATGCTTTCGAGGAGAAGCCCATTAGTGTTCCTAAAGATTGGGTCGGAGTGGACGCTTCGTTTGTAACAAGGATGGATAACACGTTTGTTTATAACGAAGGCGATAATATTAAAATAGGTAATGAGCATTTGGGAAGTCTTGAATCTTATAGGTTCGTTTCCCTGACTGACGATAGACAATATGAATCCGGTTTAATTCCAGCTTCAGATGGCAAAAGAAAGTTGCAAAAGGCAATAAAAATAAAGCTTGATGAATCTGTTGCAGGCTTAGGATTGAATCGTACCGATGCTCGAAAGTTCTTATTGAGACAGCTTGTTGAAAAGAAGGTTAAAGGGTTTGAAAAGCTTCAGGATGAATTGTTTGAAGAGCTTGTCGAAGGAGCCGAGGGTTATTTCTTAAGAAAGGTTTTACGCAGGGTGAGAGGGTTTGATCTTTATAACGAACAATCTAGTGGTATGCCTAAGATTTCACAGTTTAAAATTAATCCTAGAAAGACGACTTGTGAAGAAGAAGACCCCGGCTTATTGAAAGTAGATGATGAAAAAGAGGCTATTAAAAAAGACTTTAGCGATAGCTGTCCTTTTGATAAAGAGGGTCCGGGGCGAAATCTTGATAAAATGATTACAGATAGCGTAATTAAGATTACATTAAGAGCTTATGTTATTGATTATTTGTTAAGAACCCTTAACGTATATAGTATGTTTGGTCAAAAAGATTACGAAGATGTTATTTTAGAACGCCTTTATGAAGAGTTTATTAGAGAGCTTCCGCTTTACGGCGGAAATGAATATCGGGACAAGTTTGTTGAAAAAGCTGGCGGCGCTACGGTGATAAAAGATGAGCTTGAGAGGCTGCTCAGCGTGGTGCATTCTGATTTAATAATGAATGTTTTTAAAATGGGCGATACCGGCGTTGAGGATTTGTTGATTTTGAGTGGGATTCCCGTCCTTGATGTTGCGATGAAGACCCCTCAGCGGGAGCTGGAAAGATTTGCACGCGGAATGAAAGGACAGTCGCTTCGTAATACGGGCGAGGTTTCGTTAGAAAATGGAACCGGTTTGATATTTGAGAAATATTATAAATTGGCTTTTGAAGATGGTTCTGAAAAGATTGGCTTGGTCGATGGAGTTTACTCAGAGTATGAATACCAATCTATTTTGGAGCAAATAGAGTCGGCAGGAAGGAATGCTAAATATATTATTACCGGAATTAAGGTTGGTTTAAGGCTTTCTTTGGTTACAGAACCGTCGAAGGTAGATGTTCAAAATATTAGAGATTACGCCGAAGGTTCTTTGAAAGAGCGTATTTTTATAGTAAAAGAAGCTCCGCAGCTTGATGGCGCGGGGATGGCTCGCCCTGAATCTTTTATAATGCCTATCGTTTCCGTTGAAACAGATTTTACGGAAGGTGCTTGGAACGATTATCGAGTTACCCTTGCGCAGCAAATTGTTCAAAAGGCGGAATATAAACTATTGTTCGAGACAATTTATCCTTTAAAGAAGTATGTAGCGTTATTCGCAAAGAGGTTTTTCAACGGCTCTTCAGATTCAGTGAAGATGGCGTTTGCTTCAACGAAAGAAAAGCTTGCATCTTTGTTCAACTTAATGGAGAAATCTTCAGATTATACAGGAAAAGATGGTCAAATGACTGACGCGATGAAGGCTATGGGTGGTCAGCGAGGCGTCGAGACTCTTTTAAGAACGCCAATATCCGATTTGCCAGCTAAAGATGTTAAAGACTTGCTTGCTATGCCGGGCTTTAATTATTGGCAGGTTATTAAATTCTTGATAGATACGCCAATTCAGATATTTAAGGGGTTGACGGAGTTTGCAGATCCTGCGATTGCGATTGCAAGTAAAGTGTCTATGGCATCGAAGATTGCAGGCGTTGACCTTCCAATTATAGCTCCGACTTTAGCTATTCAGCCTATGACGTTGGCTCCCGGTTCGTTTATGGGACCGCCTTTGACACCGCTCGGCTTTGTATATTTAGCGTTAAGCATGGGATTCTCTTTACCAAACGCTCCCATTCCTGAAGATGGGGAAGATAATACTTCGGACAATCCTTCAGAAAACCAAACCGCACCCACTAATTACGATGACGGTCAACCGAGGTTTGTTGACCCGGCAAAGTGTAGTAAAGAGGAGTAAAATAAAATGGGTGCAATTTCTGTTAAATTGCCGGTCCGAAGAGATAGAACGTTTGGTTATAAAATGAATGACAACTATTTAGATGTTGTTAAGCAGAACTTGAAAATGCTCATTCTTACGGCTCAAGGCGAACGCATAATGGAGCCTTTTTTTGGAGTCGGGCTAAAGCAGTTTTTATTTGAGAATCCAGATGAAGAAACGGTTGAGAGTGAGATTTCTTCAAAGATTCAAGAGCAGGTGGAAGAGTATATGCCGTTTATAGATGTTGGCGGAGTTGCTGTTGAATATGTTGAAGAAAGTAACTCTTTAAGTATTAGGATTAGTTATTACATTAAGCCTCTTGCTTTGAGTGATGAGCTAACCATTTCGCATACGATGTAAGGAAAATTTGTGAATGGCGTTAAAAAATAAAAAGGTTGTGCCGATCTCATACACTTCAAGAGATTTTGATAGCATTAAAACAGAACTTACTGAGTATGCTAAGAAGTATTACCCGGACACGTATAAAGACTTTTCAGAAGCGTCCTTTGGCTCGCTCCTGTTAGACTCTATTGCGTGGATGGGCGATCAGCTTTCATATTATATTGACTATAGTGTTAATGAATCGTTCCTCGATTCGGCTGTGGAATATAATAATGTTATCCGCAGAGCTAAGGAAAATGGGTATAAGTTTAAAGGCTCTGCTTCATCGACGGGCGAGTGTACGTTTTTCATCATGGTCCCGGCAAACTCTTCAGCATTGGGACCAGATGAGAATTATATTCCCGTGTTAAAGCGTGGAAGCTCTTTTTCAACACCCGATGGAACCTCTTTTCTGTTGAATGAAGATGTTTCGTTTTCAGGGGAGGATAATGAAGTTGTTGTAGCTCGCGTTGATGATACTAGCGGGCTTCCGACCTATTATGCGATTAAGGGAAAAGGCAATGTTATTTCAGGCGAGATTAAGCGCGAAACGGTTTCAATTGGGGCGTTTGAGAAGTTTTTAAGACTTGAATTGTCTGGCGAGGATGTTGTTGAGATCATTTCGGTGATTGATTCGGAAGGGCATTCTTATTATGAAGTTGAAGCGTTAGCTCAAGATGTTGTGTTTAAAGAATTTCCAAACATGACTTCCGATTCAGACCAAGCGCCATCTATTGTTAAATTGATGAGCGTTCCACGCAGATTTACAGTTGACCGTGAGCGTAAAAAGACTTATTTGCAGTTTGGTTACGGCTCAGACGCAGAACTTGAGGATTCATCGGTTGTTGACCCTTCATCGGTTGCTTTGGATTTGTTTGGGAAAGATTATATTACAGATTCGAGCTTCGACCCATCCAAGCTTCTTTCGACCGATAAGTTTGGCGTAGCGCCTTCCGATACTACTCTTTTGGTTTCGTATAGAATAAATACGAATGATAATGTAAATGCGGGGCAGGGAGCTTTAAACACTGTTAATAAGACCACATTACGGTTTAAGGACATTTCATCTTTGAATAGTTCGCAGGTACAGTTTATTAAATCATCAATTGAGGTTGAAAATGAAGACCCGATTGTTGGCGATGTTCGGTTGCCTTCGTCAGCGGAGTTAAAGATTCGCAGCGAGAGCGCATTTTTATCTCAAAACCGTGCGGTAACTGAACAGGATTATGTCACTTTGACTTATAGTATGCCTTCAAAGTTTGGCGCACTGAAGCGTGTCGCGGTTAAGCGAGATAATGATTCCTTTAGAAATAATATCAATATGTACGTGATTGCGGAGTCGGCTGGTGGTTCGTTAGTTGAGGCTAACACATCTTTGAAGAACAATTTAAAGTTGTGGATTTCTCAAGCAAAGATGATTTCAGACACTGTTGACA